GCATCGACGTGGCGACTGGTCAGCAAAAGCCCAAGACCCCGATCGAGTGGATGCGGGGGACTGTACACGGTGAAGCCAAACGAAGGAGAAGATGATGATCGCCCCAACTAGTCACGATCGTTCTTTTATTCCCTATCCAATCGGCCTCGACCCAAAGTTCGAAGCCTGTCTTCCAGATACTCTTGCCCAAGAAGGAGGCTATTCCAACGATGCCCACGACCCCGGCGGGATGACTATGCTTGGGATCATTCAAAAGGAGTACGATCTCAAGCGTCGTCAATGGGGACTGCGTACGCAGTGGGTGAAGAACATATCCAAAGACGAAATGCGAACTATCTACTACACCGACTACTGGCTTCCGTATTGTCCAAGGCTCCCTGCGGGACTCGATCTCGAGTTCTTTGATCTCTGCGTGAACGGTGGACCGCATCGTGCGATCGTTACTCTTCAGCGTGCACTCGATATTCCTGACGATGGTCTATGGGGACCTGATACCGAAACTGCCGTAGAAGCCTCTGCCGCTTCTCCAGTTACTACCATCGTGAAGTTCAAGGCTCAACGGGAAGCATTCTACCGGTCCTTATCTACTTTCCGTTTCTTTGGTAAGGACTGGATTCGACGAAGCGAAGAGATAGGTGCACAAGCACAGGCAATGGAACAGAAAGGGGAAGCATGATGCCTAACTTAAATGGTAAGCAGATAATCCAAATCATTGGCGTTATCATTAGTGTCTTAATGGTGTCGTCTGCGCAGCTAACTGATCTTCTTGGTGCAGGCGTTGCGAAGTACATCGTCACTATCGCTGGCCTCGCCAATATGATCCTGCAAGGCATCACGGTAGCGCTAACCACCCAGACCGCACAGATCAAAGATGTTGCAGCGATGCCCGGGATCGATCGCATCACCGTCAACGCCCAAGCCAACTCAACCCTCGCAACGCTTGCGGTTGATCCGGCCCAGAACAAAGTCGCCCCGACCCCCGCAGCAGAAGCCGCGGTACAAAAGGTCGCCGCGTCATGAAGGGCACAATCCGCTTCGCCCTCGGCCTCATGGGGATGGACGAGGAAACGATGAATGAAATCGACAAGGCTTTGCCCGCTGTGGATCGCCTGTTGTCGATGTTCCAAAGTGAAGAGCCTGCGATCAAACAGGCCTATTCTGATGTTGTCTCAGTGATCCCGGTAGCAAAGAAGCTACTAGCGTTCATCAGCAAGGAGAAATGAAATGAAGGGTCTTCTATCTCTAGCTATCTCATTGGCACTGGGGAGTGCCGCGTTCGCTGCGGACCTTCCGGTTAAGGCAGTTCCGTTGCCTTCGGGCTACCCAGTTGGTTGCGGGTACTACTTTGGTGCTGGCACCGCCGGCTCTGCGGGGGCGGTGAATGGTGCAGCGGTGGGTACGCAAATCGTGCAGGGGGAGCTTGATGCAGTCATCGGCTATACCTGTCCGTTCGCGACCAATGCGTTCTGGTTTGCCGAGGCCAGTGCTGGTATCAACAACCTGAATGGCAGCGTGAACGGCCTTGCCCTTAGCGGGCCTGCTGTTCTTCGCGAACGAGTCGGCGTTGGGTCCCCGATCAGCAGCGTGTTCAATCCGTTCGGCACGTCGCTTTCGGTGCCATCGCTCCCGCTACTACCGAACGGGGTCACGGCTAACCCATTAGCCCAGCCCTATGCCTTCGTTGGGCTCGAAGAACAAGACATGACCCCGCAGCTTGGCAACGGGCATAGTGGTCAGGTCTGGGTCCTCTCTGCAATGGTCGGTGTGGGTCTTCTCACCCGACTTTCCAACAACGTCGTGGTCGATACTTGGGCCGGATACGAACCGCGCTCCCAGACCTTCTGCCCCGGCAATGGCATTGCCTGTGCATCCCTCGGCAACCGTGGCGTCGCCGGGGTTACGTTCAAGTACTAATAACCTCTAGGGTAGGAGGACTGTGTGGAACACGAATGGTTAATAGGGCTTGCTATCCAGACAGTCCTCTTCCTTGGGGGTGGTTATGGAATGGTACTGAAAAACGATATGAGCAACAGAACTCTAAAGGAGCAGTTCGCTGGAATGCAGAAGGAATTAGAGAAGCTTGCGAATGTTATTATTACTCAGGCGGTGCAAACGAATCGTCTTGATAACCTCACCGAGCAATACATGATGCTCAATCGTACGGTAGAGGCCTTGCGGCGTGGGAACGGATTTATCCATGGCCATGGTGGAGTGGATGGAGAATACAATCCGTAGCTATTGTAGCAGGTTCCCATCCTGATCAATTTCCGGGACTGCGGCCTTGTACATCCGCAGTCCCGTCTTGGGATCAAGCCTGACCGGAACCAGCATCCCAGCCTTTTCCATGATCCCAATCACCCGCTCGATCGAATGCATCGGGATATGTTCCTTGGCGAAGTTGATTATCTTCCGCTCAGGGACTGCACCTCTGGAACCAAGTGTGAGCACATAATGGTAAATCTCGTCCATTGCTCTTGCGTCGGCATTTCCTGCTCCGGCTTTAAAGATATCAGGCATCGTGGCTTCGGCTTCGATGAGCCATCCGAGGGCTCGGTTAAAGTCGTCCTTGGTAAGCAAGAGTACGTCTGATCGGTCAATGGCTGAGACCATGCTAAGTTTATACAGGTGAACTCTTCGGCGGGTTGCATAATGGATAAGCTTTGGATGGCTTGGGATCGGGGGTTCCCCAAGCTGTCGCCAGTTGTTGACGGCGTTGCGGTAGTCGGGAGTAACCTCAAAGCGACCAACGAGGCCAGTAATACTATTAAGGTCGTGCACAAGATTAGTGTTGAGACCTGTATCCTTTGTCTCGAAGTCATCGCCAATACTCCGTTCGTCTGAGAAGATCATTATGATACGAGAAGTGAAGCCCTGTTCCCATGCGGTCTCGGGCATGTACTTCATTAGATTGGAGGGAGTCGTTCCGCAGATAAGATTAAGTTGGGGAGATTTGATCTTGATATTGAGATCATTACCTCGTCGGGTTTGCCCATAAGGCTGCGGATCATAGAAATCAGACATAACACCAATTGCCTCTTCATCATACTTATGCATGAACGCCGAGAGTTCGTCTGCTGTGATGTATACAGTATTATATTCAAGCTGGTCAAGGTCTTTTCCATTTGTTAGCACCACGTTTCGTTTGGATTTTGCCACTGCGTCAATCATAGACGACGCGGACATTGAAGTCGGCGCGGGGCGAGGGTCCGCGGTCTCCATATAGTAACGCTTCGCTGCACGGATCGACCGGGTCTTGCCGACACCGGGATGGCCTACCAGAAAGCAGTAGACGTTCGGATGAAGCCGTTCGTTCCCCGAAATCACATGTACCCGTTGCTCAACCGTCGCAGCGATCGTCGATATCGCTGCCCACTTCCGAAATAGTTCCGGGCTCTCAAGCGCGGACGTTGCCTCTACGAAGGATTCGATCCATGATCGGCACTTCCGGCGCCCGTCGCCGTTCGTCGTGGTCGTAGAAGTCTTTAAGTCCGTCTGGATTGGTTTCGCTGAAGTCACCTTTGTTCCACCCCGTCTTACAATCATATGGAATATTCAGGCTTCGGCCGTGGGCCAAAGGAATTTCTTCCGCAAGGTCAGCTTGGATCAAGGGAATGATTTCGTCTTCGAGTTCTTCTGGATACATAAAGGTTAGCGCGTCGTGATCTTGCATCATTAGGATCGCGGTTCGCTTGCGCCAGATGCGGAGCATGGCTCGGTTGACTATATCTGCGAGACTTCCTTGAGGATCATAAGCAATCGCTTCCCGTAGGGTAGATGGATCATTTCGACGACCAAAGAACCATCGCTTTCTGCCAGTAAGCGATGTAAGGTTCCCCACTGTTCTAAGCTGGGTGTCCACCCAACCATGCCAGCGGATATGTGAAGGGAACGCGATGAAGTATTTTGGTTGGAAGTCACGTACGACTGTTTCAGGGAGCTTTGCTTGTCCTGCGAGGGTCTTTGGTTGACCTCCGTAGTTGCTTCCGTGGCCGAGCTTTTTGCACATGAAGCGGTAGGTGTAATGACGATAGTATGGTTGCTCAGCGATAGCCTTATCTCGCTTAAGGTCCCCAGTCCAAGGAAGCTTTGGCCAACAAATTCTTGCCACTGCTGTATGGACATCTCGAGATTCAACTGCATCTAAGTATCTCCCATCTTTGAACAAGTTCCACTCAACCGCCCCGACGCAATAGCTCTCGCCGGACTTGGCGTCGAACTTTGCGAACTTATATCCGGGGTCGGCAATAAACACAGATCGCAAGCTTTCTTCAACATTCTGTAGGTTTCCACCAGTACCAAATTCCGAGTAGCTGCTGGAGAATCGTCCGGTGCTGGTGCCCGCAATATTGTAAGAAGTTCGCATTCGTCCATCGGGATCGATTCCTGTCTTGAGCATTTTGATCTTGCCAGCGATGTCTCGCATGGCAGTGAGGTGGGCGATGATGGGCTTTGCGACGAGGTAGACTTCCATCTTTTCCAGCGCGTCGCGATTGACGGTAGGTCGGCCTTGGCGGCGGATCGGAGGGATTTGGAGATGGTTGTAGAAGAGGTTGTGGAGATCGGGGTTGCTACGCCAGTTGAAGGTATGGAG